ATGGCATCTTATTTGCAGATGCTCGCGCAGGCGCCAACGGTGGCTCAGCTACTGCATATCCTGACTCAACTATTATTGAATTGCTAGATAGCGCCTTCTTAGACTTTGATGCTCCAGATCCTGCACTATATCCACGTGGTATGTTGTTATGGAACCTACGCCGTAGTGGATTCAACGTTAAGAAATTTGTACGTAACTACGTTGACCTAGCTGGCGACAACGGTCGTCAAGGTGGCGCATCAATGGCTGCTTACTACCCACATCGTTGGGTAACTGAAAGTGCTAACCAAGCTGACGGTTCTGGTACATTTGGTCGCAAGGCACAGCGTGCAGTAGTTGTACAAGCTCTACAAGCCACAGTTAACAGCAACCAAGACATCCGTGACGAAGAAAGCCGTGTGTTCAACTTGATTGCTTGCCCAGGATATCCTGAACTAATTGGTGAGTTAATCACATTAAACTATGATCGTGGTTTAACAGCGTTTGTAGTTGGTGATACACCTGCTCGTTTAACAGCTGATGCAACTAGCTTATTAGCATGGGGCAACAACTTAAATGGCGCATTAGAAGATAATGATATTGGTGCTGCTAGCTTTGACGAATACATGGGTATGTTCTATCCATGGGGCTTTTCAAGTGACAACTTTGGTAACAATGTTGCTATTCCTCCAAGCCACATGATCTTAAGAACTATTGCTCTAAACGATCAAGTTGCTTATCCATGGTTTGCACCTGCTGGTGTACGTCGTGGCGGTATTACTAACGCAACAGCAGTTGGTTATATTACAGGCGAAGGCGAATTTAAATCAGTTGCACTAAACACTGGACAACGTGATACATTGTATGAATCAAAGATCAATCCTATTACATTCTTAACAGGTACTGGCTTGGTTAACTATGGTCAAAAGACACGTGCTCGCGCAGCAAGTAGCTTGGATCGTATTAACGTAGCTCGTCTAGTTGTATACCTACGTAGACAACTAAGTGCATTAGCTAAGCCTTATATCTTTGAGCCAAACGACAAAGTAACAAGAGATCAAATCAAGAATGCAGTTGATGGATTAATGCTTGAACTAGTTGGACAACGTGCTTTATTTGATTATGTAGTAGTATGTGACGAATCTAATAACACACCTTCAAGAATTGACCGTAATGAGTTATGGATTGATATTGCTATTGAGCCAGTTAAGGCCATTGAATTTATCTACATTCCATTACGTTTGAAGAACACTGGCGAAATCGCCGCATTAGGTTAATCCTATAAATACTATACAGGAGCTATAATATGGCAATCGCAACACTAAACAAATTTTCAGTACCCCTAGCTGGTTCTCCACAGAACCAGGGTATGTTGATGCCAAAGTTAAAGTATCGCTTCCGCGTTACTTTGCAAAACTTTGGTGTTGGCGGCAATACTACTGAAATCACTAAAATGGTAGTGGACTTTACTCGTCCAACTATCACATTTGATGATATCACCCTAGACACATATAACAGCAAGATCTTCATGGCTGGCAAGCATACATGGAGTGATGCTACTCTAAACGTCCGTGATGACGCTAACGGCGGCGTAACTAAGTTAGTAGGCGAACAGCTACAGAAACAATTCGACTTCTTTGAAATGTCATCTGCAGCCAGTGCTAACGACTATAAGTTCGTTACAGTTTGTGAAATTTTAGACGGTGGCAACGGTGCATTTACACCTAATGTTCTTGAAACATGGGAACTATATGGCTGCTACTTGAAGGCTGCTAACTATAACAACGTAGCATACAATGCTAACGAAGCTGCTACTATTGCACTAACAATTAAGTTTGATAATGCACAACAAACAGCTCAAGGTACAGGCGTTGGCACTAACGTGGGCTTCTTAGGCGCACGTCCAGGCGGTTTAGCTACAGGCGCTTAATTTATTTAATAAGCACAAAAAGCAACTTCGGTTGCTTTTTTTGTGACTTGATTATCTACCCAGTTAATTTAATTGGCTAAATATTAGTATGGCAGACAAATCATTTGGTCAGTTCATTACTGACATAAGTAACCCCAAAGGCAATGTTGCAGACTTCCGTCATGCATCACGATTGTTTGTTGATGATAGTTTTAGACTGGCACCTAAAAGCAAGTTTAACTATCATGTATCTTTTAGTATTGATACAAGAGCATTAAAAAGTTTAAATTTTGATTATCGTCATAGAAACGAAATTAACATGTTGGTTAAGAAATGTGACCTACCTAAATTTACTATTGCCACAGAAACATTAAATCAATACAACAGAAAAAAGATTGTACAGAACAAAGTTGATTACACTCCTATTAATATTTCATTTCATGATGATAGATTAGGAGTTACACGTCAGCTATGGGAAAATTATTTTGCGTATTATTACGCAGACTCTACAGTAGCAAAGCAAGCAGGCTCATACAACAGAACAGCAATGGCAGGTTCGTCTTTTATTAAAACACCTTACGGGTTTGACAATAATAGCAGTATACCATTTTTTCAAAAGATTACAATTTATCAAATGGCTAACAAGCAATATGCCAGCTATACATTAGTCAATCCAGTTATTACAGCATGGAATCATGACACCTTAGATTATGGATCAAGCATACCTGCTGAACAATCTATGACTGTGGCATACGAAGCAGTAACATACGGTACTGGATATGTGCGTCAAGGCGATCCTCCAGGCTTTGCTGAAGATCATTATGATACATTGCCAAGTCCGTTAAAGTTAGCAGGTGGCTCCAGTAATAATTTATTTGGCCCAGCAGGTGTGTTAGCCGGCGCCGAGTCAGTATTTGGTGCAGTATCGAGCATGTTGGCAGATCCGAGTAATATTACTATTAACGATATATTACGAACTGGTACACAGGCTATTAACACGTACAACAGTGCAAGAAATCTTAACGCCGCCGGTGTAAGGAATGAATTAAGCACCGCTGGATACAATGCAGCCGTTACTGGTGCTAGAACTATTGTAAACCAACCAATTAGCGGATTAACTAATTTTTCATTCCCAGTTAACAATGGTGGTGCTGTAAATACTGTAGCAACACCGAGAAATCTAGGACCATAATGAGTACTACATTAAATTTACCTAAAGTAACCACCAGTAATGACAGTGCCGATCAAGTTAAAAATTTCTTTGATCGATATTTTCAGCATCAAGTTACTTTTCCTAGCAATCAAATTGATGCAGTATTAGGATACTTTTTAAAACGTGGCTTTCAAGAAGAAGCTGCAAAAAGTACAAGTATTGTTTTACTAAATCAAGCTCGTATTGACAACATTCCAGTATTTCAATTGTTAGATACCTTAAAGGGACTGACTGATGTCCAGCTAAGCCAAGTGGTTACTGAAGTACTAAACATATACCGAGAAAAATCTTCGGCGCTGGGTTTCAAAATTATACAAATAGAAGAAACTATAGAAAGTCGAAATATTAAACCGTAATGAGTCGCTTTGCTCAAGGTAAATTTACACTAACCAACCCAGACAAGTATGTAGGAAATAAACTTCCAACATATCGTAGCTCTTGGGAATGGCACTTTATGCGATTCTGTGACCAAGATCCTCGCATAATGAAATGGGCCAGTGAAGCCATTAAAATCCCCTACAAAGATCCCTTTACCGGCAAAGGTACAGTGTATGTTCCTGACTTCTTTATACAATACGCAGATGCCAAGGGTAAAATGCAAGTTGAACTGATTGAAGTAAAGCCGCAAAATCAAACAGTATTTGAGAAAGTGGGAAAGAATCGACATAACCAATTACAGTATGCTAAGAATCAAGTCAAGTGGCGAGCAGCATACGCCTGGTGTGCTAAACAAGGTATAAAATTTAGAGTATTAAATGAACAAGACTTATTTCACAATGGCAAAGTGAGATAAGTATTATTATGAAAAAACTTGAAGAAATCCTAAATTTGCCTGAAAGCAAAAAGACTATCAAAAAAGCTGAAAAGGAAAAGGCAGCAGAAGTTGCACAACCTTTTCTTCGCGACATGTCAGAATTTGACAAAATAGCGGCTGCACTACCTGCAGTTAAAGGTCTTGGCGATGCTAGTGACAGTGAGTTTGATGCGCTCGCACAACGAGCAACTGATGCCTATGACGACCTAATGGACCTAGGCATGAACGTAGAAGCACGATACAGTGGACGTATTTTTGAAGTAGCAGGCG